ACCTCGCCACTTTATAAACCGGACGGCCACGGCGGGCACCCTCAGTGGCCGCTAAGCGGCGCTCCCACTCTTTTCGGCCTTTTCGAATTTCTGACAGGTTTTCCATTGTCATTTGTTGACCGTTAAACGAAATGGATTTACCCGCTAAAATGGCTATTTCGGCTTCTTCATAAAGCCTGATCATCTCTTTAGCGTTACTCACGTTAGCCATCCTCCTTTGCTTGATGATGCCCAGGGATTGTTCTCCCCTGGCTCTTTGGACTTTTTGCGTTTCGGACGTGTTGCGACTTCGACCGGCGCGGCAATGTGTTTCGTCTCTCCACCTCGAAAAACATCATGGCTAAGCCAGGTTTCACGCCGTGCCCACTCGGGCGGCTTGCCCCAGTTGATCCGTTCATAACCCCGTAAAATAACCAGCGCCTGCGCATAGACCATCAGGTCGAAGGCTTCGTTTGCACCTTTACCAGGCTTGATCCATTTGCCGTCGGAACTTCGTTCTTCGTAGGTCAGTTCGTCATAGAACCATTCACCCAGCCATGCCGGAAAGTGCACGTAGTTTGCCCCCGGAGTTTCACGCTGCAGCGCGTTATTGATCCTGTCTTTGAGTTGATTGGTTTGCAGAAGGTAAAGCGGAACATCACCTCGGGCCTCAGCCCGGCGATTAGGTCGGTCAGTGTTATCAGGGAGCGTTTTAGTAATGAGCTTACTGCGCGTAGTGCTGTCCCCCTTAAAGAGGAAAACACGCTTATGCACGCCGTCCCGGCGGCATTGCCTCCAGAATTCGTAAGCATTGCCCGTCACTCCATCCTCGCCGCCGGAGTCCACCGCCATTGCCAGCACAGGCAATGAAACCGCCGGATTGCTGCTCAGTGGCCATACTTTATCCAGCACATCAGTACGCAACAGATCCCAGTCTTCGAGATAACCGGCCGGGTCAATCTGGAGGCTTTCACCATCTGGACCAGTACGCATTGACTGTTTGATGTTATACCGGTCAACAACCCAGCGCTCTCCGTGGGCGCCGTAGCCAATAATCTGAACCACGAAGCGCCGGTCTTTGCCGCCCTGTACATCGATCGTGGCCACGAGAAAATGCACGCCGTCCGGAACCCGGCGTTTCTCTACCATTTCCGCACGCGCCATGAGCGTTTCGGCTTTCCGCTGTTCCATTTCCGACTGTGGAGAATACGGTAATCCCCAGTCGGTATTGATAACCGCCTTCAGCGTTTCCTCGCTCTGATTGGTTTCGTAATCGCGCTGCGCCGAAAGTAGCTTATAGACCAGCTGCGAGAGGGTTTGATAGGCAGCCGCCGGACCTTCCATCCAAAACGATGCAACGCGGGACCGGCGAGCGGTACCGGTGATATTCCCAAAGCGATCAATATGCTCGCCATCGCGCAACCATACCCCGTTCTGATTCAGTTCACGCTTCTGGCTGGCGGCTATTTTTCCCTGACAATGCGGACACTCAATGTAAGCCGCTTCGCTGGCCGTCACTGGATCAGCAATATTTTGATATCCCTGAACGACATCTTTAGACGGCTGGAAGTGCTCACCGCAATGTGGGCAGGGCCAGTACCAGCGGCGGCGGTCGCCGCGGTTATACAGTGAAAGTATTCCGGTCGTTGGCGGGGCCTCATGCAATGACGTCCGCCGCCATTTTGAGTCGGTAATTTCCCGCCCCGGAGAGCTCTCAACCAGCGTCATACCCGATGACATAAATGTTGTGGTTCGTTTTGATGCCAGAGAGAACCCATCGCCTTCGCCGTCAATGTCTTCCGGGAAGCGGTCATAATCCGTCAATGCCACGAATTTATAATCTGACGATGACATCACATTGATGGAGGGCCAGCCGATTTTTAGAAATGAGCCGTCACGGAATATCTTGTCGTGGACGTTGTTGTCATTTCTGCGCGGGCTGAGTCTTTTCGCCACGGCGGGACTGCTGCGGAAAGTACGATCAAGGCGCTTTTTGCTGTGCTCCCTGGCTTTATCCTCTGTCATTTGAACAATGAGCATGTCAGAGGGATCGCACACAATGCTGTAAACGGCCCATCCGTCGATCAGACCAATCGTTTTACCGGTTCGGGCCGGGCCGACAAAAACCACAGCGTCATACTCACGCGATGCGAGCATGTCCATCGGTTCGAGAACATAAGGGGCCACATGCGGATCCCAGGGAACCGAGTTACCTGCACCCTTCGGCACCCTCATATATTTTTGTACTGCCGTTGATACTTTGATCCGGCGCGGCGGTCGGAGAATTAATGAGATATCTCGCCCTATGTTTTCCGCTGACGCATAAGCCATTAATCCTCCTCGACAATCACCTCCCCTTTGTCGCTCATCAGGTCAACAGCGCAAGCCTGGTATGAGCGTTCCGATAACGTAGTGCGTAAATCATCGATAGCCGCCTGAACAGCCGCTACCGCCTGGGGGGTTAAAGCGCAGTCACGTTCCAAAATATCTGGGATAGTTTCCAGCACCTGAACCACTGATTTCGTCATGGCTGAATACACAGTCACGACTTCATCAACAGGAATTAATCCACGCTGTTCCTTTTCCAATTTGATGCGCTCGTTTTCAGACTGAAACCAGTCTTTGCGTTCCTTCGGGATCATCTTTGAGGGGTCATGCGAAATATCACCTCCGCTCTCACTGTTCCCCGCAAATAATGCCGGAGCCACATCTTTAAGGGCATAAACGGGATTACCTCGGGAAATGCCGGTGGACAAAATGCCTTTCTCTATCAGCCGTTTTCTAATCGTTGATCTATCCATAGAAAAAGCCTCAGAAATCTTAGAGATACTCCAATTAAAGGCATCACCCAGATCGCCAACATTCCCCATCACCACCTCAAATCACCAGCCGAAAAGTGAATATATTCAAACAAAACATAATGTTAACCGACCTACACCTGGTGATTGCGTTTTTCACTTTCACCAGGTGATTCCAAATATTCAATATAAATTTCATAGAGATACATCACCTGCTGATGATGCGATCGAAATGCAAAAACTAGCCGTTTTCCGCGAGTTCGGCTCCGTGGCGGGTCTTTTCCCTCAGGGAGTACCTTTCACTACTAATCATTTCATTTGAAACTATCAGCGAGATTGTCGACGCCCTGAAAACCGAATTACAGGCAGGTGCATACGGGACACCATCGATAGTGACCTGCATATTAGCTCCCATAAAAAAACCGCCCGTAGGCGGTTATGAAAATTGTGCGTTGAATCAAATCTAAAAATGGGGTCCCAATGACTTTTGCCATCGGTCTAACTTATTGCATCCCTCGGTAATTTTAAAAACGATGCTTTTATAATCAGAAGGGGGATGCAAGGCTTCAAAAACCTGATAGATATGAAGAATAGCTGAAGTACAACTATCCATCACCTCTTGAGCTCTAACAGAAGAATCAAACAAAGACAATGAAACTGCGGTTTCGCAATCAAGAGTAGCCTTTTCACTCATTCGAGCGAACGTTTGATCTGAAATTGCAAGCCCTCTGCGTTTTATGATTTCACCATATTGAGCTGCCTGAGTGATTTTAGACATAATTTTTAGAACATAAAGATCTGAGGTTGTTCCATTTTTGGATGAATTCAACCAAAAATCTATCGAAAGCTCCGAAACTTCATTGATAATTTTAGAAATATTGTCGACCAGAGCTTTGCTTTCCGATCTTGTAGCAAGTTTTTTAGCATTGCCATAAACTACTATCCATCCAATCAATACCAAAAGAATGCTAGTTAAGCTGAAGATCCACATATACTGAGCCATAAATATTTTAAATTCTCTCTGGCTCAGCTTTAGCGATAAACTTATCAATTTGCTCTTTGTAGAATGGCATTTCGCTAATGATTACAAGACGTTTTTGGACTTTACTTTTTGGTAACCCTTCTTTACGAATCAGACCACCAAATGCCTCTTCTAGGAACGATGAGCCTATTCCTAACGCTATTCCTGAAAAGTCAACAATTACGTCCTGATCAGTACTGTTAAACGCGGGAACGAGCAAATCCCGACGGAATTTCTCTGCACTAAATGGGCTATCTGTTACATAGCGCCCAAATGGTGTTTTAGAGAAATCCTTAGAAACTACGATATTAACCATCATTCTTCCCTCCTCGGTACTAAAGTCCACTCAATGAGTGTCCCTGGGATGAACTCTTTGACAGGTTCACAGGTTAAACTTCCATGGAGTGAAGTATAACTATACCTTGCATTTCCTGTAAAAACTAAGAGTGTTTCAGATTCAGCACAACCAGAACCTATAGGACGCTTGATATCCTCTGAACCATTTCCACGGCCTGCCCCGCGGAACCGAGACTCTCCAACTGTTAGAGCGGTCAAAACACAGTTAAGTTCCCCCATCCGGCTAAAAGCGATATCAGCTTGTTGAAAGGAACGCCCTAAGCCAATACCCAAATCGCATATGATGAAAACCAGAGAATTTTCTTCTGGATTAAACCATGAACATTGCCACCACCTTTTCCCGCCAAGTGGAGTAACTTGTTCAGAAAATACTTCATCCTCATAAGCGTGATGAGACACGTTAAGCATTGCTTCACTTACAGCTGAAATAAGTAATTTCAATTGCTCCTCGGTCAGATTAGCATTTCTTTGTAGCATCACAACGGTACTGATAAGCTGTTGATAAGGCTCGACAGATGACTGAAAGAACTGATTTTCCCTCGTCAATATGTCAATTTTTTCTAGGTTTCCTGAAAGAAGAGCTTTTGAAAGTCCGGTCCCAATAATCCAACGATGACCGAGAGGATTTTCATTTTTTTTGGGCCATTTGAACCGAAACAAATTAGGGTTTTTGTAGCGTAATTGCGCCCTATTAATCTTTGCGAATAAAAGAACGGAAGCAGCAGCCCCTGCATACTCAACCCCTGATAAGTCGATGACATACCTTGACTTATCGTTAACTGATATCAAATCGATATCACTTAAAAACTTGATGGTTTTGGGGCGATTTGCATTGTTATAAATGCACAATGATTTTGGCGCTATGAGTGTAGGCATAGTACTTGATCAAAAAGAATTATAATTTTTGAATACTAGCATGGTGAAGCTTCCAATTCTTGGTTTTACCATAAAATTTGGTGTTGCCTGAAGACCTTATGCAAGACCGAACAGCTAAATTGAGTTTATGGACCAAAGCTCATCATTCTTCTTTCAGATCTATCTGTCCAAACATTTTCACGCAGAATTTTTGGATGCATAATATACAATTTTTTCAGTTAGTTAACCTTACAGTATTTTTTGGATTCTAAAATGTAGCTTTGGAGGTAACTGATAACTTCTGCGTCTCTGCTGGTTGACTCTCTGAGACTGAGAACAACTGATCCACCTGATGACGTGAGGTCGATTTGTACTGCATCGCCCAGGCTGCCGGTGCCGGAAGTGCTGTTCCTGATGAGCTGACTGGTGGCAAGGTTTGCCGTGGCGATTCGCACCCGGCGAGTACCAGCAGCAATATCAGCGCGCAACTTCTCATTCTTGGCCTGTTCATCTGCCATTTCCTTCGTGTGCTTCGCATCCAGCGCCTGAAAAGCTATCAGGGCCGCTTCGGTGCGCTTCTTCTGATTGGTCAGGTCAATCACGGCCTGATCGCTTTGTTTCTTCAGTTCTGCGGTGTGGGATTCTTTCAGTTTGGAAACGTCAGCGTCCCAGCGCAGACCTTCAACCCACCAGGTAAGAGCAGCGCCAGCTGCAAAGGCCAGCACAATCGGTAAATTATTATTCATCCAGACCCCAGCATGTAAGCTCGCTTTCCTGATCACGGCGCTGAACCTGACCGAAGCAATTATTTGCCCGGACATTGCAGTCCTTTCCACCATCACGTACCCAGCGCTTTATCTCTGCACAGGCGCCTCGCTTATCTCCGGCATTAAGTTTTCTATAGAACGTCGAAGTGAAACATTTCGCCGGTCCGATGTTATAGGGGCAAAATGAAGCGATACCGGCTATTTGCGGCTGAGTTAGCGAAACAGTGACATTAGTTTTTACCCACGCTATAGCCTTGTCTGATTCCAGCTTGTTAACCTCGGCGCACTTCGCCGAAGTCAGCTTCATGCCTTTGTAAACAGGACGCCCATCAATGCGAGTGGCGCCGCGGCAAATAGTCCAAATCCCCACGCCATCTTGATAAGCCGACAGGCTATTACCTTCCTTTTCATCAAGAAACTGGCCGAGGATAGCTGAAGCGCCAGCGCCAGAAATGATTAGAGCGATTACGGCGTTGCTGAGTTTGCTTTTGATTCCAGACTGAGATGCCATCATTCACCCCTGAGTGCTTTGCGGCGGTCTTCTTTGATTTTGAAATACAGATTCGTCAGGTATGTGAGGAGCGCGACGGATATACCTGC